ATGAAAATTTTCATAACAATGACAGATCATAGGGTTGAGATCACTAATCACGTTTATAATTATAATGTTAAACTACATGATAGGGATTGGGAAAGATTAACATATATTTTTGATCTTGAAGCGGATAAGAGAAGACTTAATTATGAGGGTGAGGTTAATTCACAAATCACTAACTCTCTACACAATATCTTAGAAAGAGTTTCTAATTTCGATTAAAATTTTATCAACCAAAGAATCTACGGATTCTTTTTTTGTTTTATATGATGTCATTATTGGTTTTTGACCTTTTCCTGTTTGAGTATCTTTTTTCTCGGCGGTTCTTTTTTGTTGACATGCGGATCTTTTTTGTGAATCACTCATTTTACCTGCAACTCCAGCCGCCCTACATTTAGGGTAAGACCCTTTAGACGTATCTTGTCGTCCACATGGAGGATGTTTACCGTCAACTTTACTACAAATGTTAACCCAAGGACCTTTTGGTTGAGAAGATCCTTTAGACTTCTTCTTTTTACCAAACCAAACTGCAAGATCTTCAGAAATTGTGTCTTTAGTTATTTTTTTTATATTTTTTTTTGAACTATCAGAAGTTACTTCCAATAATATTTTTTTTATAATTTTACTAAGTCTATCCATTTGATTATATTATATAAATATCTTATATTTTAATTATGGAAAAAGAAAATATAAATTATGGTAATTTATTTGGAACAATTGATTTGATTAGCGAACAACACTTGGATATTATTCTCTTATCTATGGATAAAGACCATTCAATATATTATTTAGTTGAGGCGGTTAAGGCAGCACATAAACGTGGGTCGTTTACAATTGGTGAATCTGAAGTTATATCAAAATCAATAAGAGTGTTATCAAAAATTGAAGATCCTACACAAACTAATGAGAAATAAAAAAGGAGACAATTACTTGTCTCCTTTCTCTTATTCGGTATTTAATTGATTATCTCAATTCTCTTAAATCGAATGTTCTAACACCATCTACAGTAATTCTTCCGTAAAAGCGATTATTTACCATTTTTTTCGCATATCTCGTCATTATTCCTTTGATCGGAGTAAAGTTGAACGGATTGTACATTGTAGGTGTTAATTGTAGAGGTACGTACGGTGCGTAGATGTAACCTGTGTCTAACAATGATGTTCCTTTGTGTCCAATCAAAACTTGGTTTGGTGGGAAGTAAGGATCACGATAAACTTGGTAACGTCCTGCAAGAGTACCTACTCTTTCAATACCCATGTTATACTGATCTTGCTCAGGAGATGCGTTAGATACGTGGAAGTATTCTAAATCATCAAAGATTGCAGAAACCTCAGAAGAAACAACAATCCAGTTAGCTCCACCTCTCAAAGTTGATTTGTGGATTTGTGCTGACAATTGGTTAATTGCTGTAATCAAAGTTTGATTCCAATCTTTTTGAGTATAAGATGTTGTTTGAGAAATTCTTCTCCATCCGTTGTAATCCCAACGTAGGTTCCAAGCCGCTCCACTTCTTAAATCACGAAGTATTTCACGGTCAATCTCAGCTGCAACTTGCTCAGATAACAATGCAGTTAACTCAGCTTCAGCGTCGATGTTATGGAATGCTGCAACGTCTTGAGCTAACTCAGGAGACCATTGTGCTCTTAATTTTCTTTCTGTAACAGATACAGTAACTGAATCTAAGTCGAAAGAAACCTCACCGATTTGATCTGCGAATTCCAATTCTTCATATCTTCTAAATACTGAAACAAAAGAAGTACCAGATGTTCCTGAATAAATAGTAGTACCTGTGTAACCGTCTAATGTGTCGTTTCCACAAGTAGCACATACTGGACAAGATAAATCAACTTCTAAGTAGATACATCCATCTGCAGAACAGATATTTTTGAATGAACCACCGTTACCTGTATTACCAGGTGTTCCAGATGGAGATCCACCAGGGAAATAAGTTTGTGTTGTGTTACCGTATTGTACAATACCTTGACCATATTGTTGAGTAACAACTCTGAACAACAATGGAACTGATACACCACCTGAACTAATAACATTACATGGAGTAGTTGCTGCAGAAAAAGCAGTTAAATCAGCATAAATTTTAAGACTTGATAAGAAAGCCTCAGAGTCCATTTCATTTCCATCAGGTCCGATTAATTTACCAGCTCCTGTGTCAGCGAAACCACACATTTTAAGGATTAGTTTTCTTTGGTTACCAGCTGCGATTTGAACACCATTTGCTGGTACACCACCATTAACAGTTGCGTCAACTAATCCCCCGTTTGACCATGCTTGGATCAATGTACTTGCTGTAACTGCTGACCATTGACCTTTAGAGTAATCAAATAATCCTGGAGGATCTAAATCTGCAGCACTACCTTCATAAAATAAATCATAAAGATTTTTTCCGAATGCTCCTGTATTTGATCCGTATCCTGCTCCTATTCCTGAGTTACCTGAACCACTAAATGTTGGTCCGTTCGGTGCTCCGATTGGCGCGTAGTGAGTTCCAGACCCATTTGCCGTACCACCATTATAACCTTGAATTTTAGGTACAAAGAAGAACAATTTACCAATTGGTAAGTTCATTGCTTGTACAGATACTATTTCGTTAGCCAATAATTTAGAGAAAACTCTTCTTACGATAGGGAAAACAACTGTTTCAAATGCTCCATTGGAACCTTCAGAAGTTGCTTCGTTAATCAAGAAAGAAGCTTGGTTTTCATATAACTGTGCTACATTTTCTTTTAGGTGACCTCTAAGGCCTTCAAGGAATCCTAATTTATCCCATTTGTTAATTGTGTCTTCTTTGATAACTTTAAGGTGTTTTAACCCGATATTACCAACAAGACCTGATTCTAATAATGCTCCCATTTTTTTGGTTTTTTATTTTTTTTAGTTTATTTTTATTTTTATTTTATTTTTGACATTAAATCTTTCATTCTTAAGAATTGAGGATTTTCATATGTTTTAGATTCAATTAAATTAACCGCAGATCCCGATGTTGGGGTTTTTTGAACGGTTCTTTCAAATGTCTCATTAACAAAATGACTCTCTTTGCCTACGTTTGAAAGTTCGTCTTTTACTACTTTATACAAATTTTTAGATTCTTTAAGTGTTTCAACGGTATCAAATCTTTTTAAGATATTAATTTTTTCTTGTTTTGTTGTTGAGTGTTCAGTAAATAAACGAGTGGCATAAGCCAAGTTTGAATTAAACACCGCAACTTCATTTAATTTATCTCTAAATACATTCAATGCGTTTCTGTACTCTTCATTTTTTTCTCTAAGAATTTGTAATTCGGAATTACTAACACTTTCATGAGTTCTAACTCTTAATTTAGGTAAACTTTTTCTGTTCGGACTATTTCTACTTCCATTACCTAACGTACGTGCAGATTCTTTAGTTTCAATTTTCTTAACAGGTGTGTTTTTACCTTTTTCCATGTTTTCACCTTCCTTATATTCAAATTTTGGTTTACCCATACCAACACCTCTGGTTCCTTGTTTCATTTTTGTTTTGAACCCGTCACCTTGGTTTGGTTTTTTATCGTATTTAAATTTTGATGAATTACCCATTCCAATACCTTTTGATTTAAATTTAGATTTAGATTCAACAACAAATTCGTCATCATCTTCATCATCCTCATCTTCAGGATCGATTTCCATATTAAAACGTTCCATTATTTCAGGATCAAATATTTCATAATCTTCCTCTTCTTCTTCTTCATCCTCAAAGTCATGACGATTAAATCGTTCCTCCATTTCAGAATTAAACTTTCCAGATAAGTGACTTTTATACGAATCTTCATCATCTTCATCTTCATCATCATCAGTATCATCTAGTTCAACTTCATAGATAGTTTTAGTATCTTTGTCTTCGTCTTCGTCTTCGTCTTCGTCTTCTTCATCAAGATAGAATTTATCATCATCTTGCTCAGATTCACTTAGTTGTATAACATACTCAACGTCGTTATTTTCATCAGATAAATGTATCATTCCTTCTTCTTTTTTTACAATTACCCCATCTTCAGGACCCATAGCTCTAAACACTTTTAAAACGTCTTCGGTCGATGCGTCTGTTAGGTCAATTGTTTCATCGTCTGCATCTAGGTCAAGTTCGTCTCCCATATCTACATCCAAATTATCAACGTCATCATCAGATACGTCAGTATCATCAAATTCGGCATCTACTTCAATCTCATCTTCGTCTTCTTGTTCGTTAAGAGATTCTTTTACTAATGATCTGATTTCTTCCTTCATTGTAGAAGCAAGTATTCCTTTTGCATTTTCGTTAATAACTTCTTCCAAATTTCGCATTTGTAAGAAAGTATCTTCAACTAATGATTTTTGTTTGTTCATTATAGTTTGGTTATTTTACAATATAAATAGTGTGGTTTTCAAAAAAATTCAATTTTTATTAATTTTATTGCAAAAAAAATGGAGATATTTAAAAATACCTCCATTTTAAAAAATTAATTAGTTTAAAATTTATTTAATTACTTCATCAATTTTACTTTCAGTTATGGATGTGATTCTCCAATCCATTGAGTAATGTTCATAAACTTTTGTTACTTTAGATTCGACATCAGTAGGGGAGTAACCCAATACTAATTTTTCTTCTCTAACTTTTTTAACTTTTCCTGATTCGTTATCTAACAAATCTGATGTGATCTTCGCCACAAAATACTTTTCTCCTTGTTCCATAGTTTAATTATTTATTATTTTTTTAAATAATCGGATAATCTTTTCATTAAGTCAAGCGATTTGTTACCAGAATCCCCAATATTTCTTTCAACGGACATCTTTTTTTCTTCATCTAAGTTTTCTTCATAGTTCATTCTCTCATTTTTATCTAAGAATAGATACGCTCCAGGTGTTGACGGGGACGAAACTAAATCAAAACAAATTAATTCAAAATCTTCTTGAACTTCATTTTGTTCACCCACTTTTTTAAGTGATCCTACACCACGAGAAGAAATACCTAAAGTAACACCTTGTCGTAAATAGTTTGCTGCTAGATCCCCCTTTGTTGATACGATTCCTCTTTCATGAAATCCTGGGCTTGTAAGTAATTTTAATTTCCCCAACAATACAGGACCCTCCCACCATACTTCAGTAATTAGGTGAGAAACTCTATCTAAATCAATTAAAGATGACTCAGGGTGATTAAGTTCAGATAAAGAAGTTCCTTTCTCTATCATCTTCTTATAATTTTCAGATTCTCTTTTTAATATTTTTTCAGGATATACTCTACCATTTCTATTTGGTGTATCGTATTTTTGTAATACGGCATAGAATTCAAATGGTTTAGAATGGTCAAGCATATTTCTTGACTCATTTAATGTACTTAAATTACGACTCTCATTTGGATTAATATAACCAGCGTCATATTCAATAAGAATTCCTTTTTTATTAGATTCTTGTGGACCTAAAATTTTATAACCGTTCATAGTATTTTTTTATTATAAATACTAAACTTTTTCGGTTTTTACTTTAATAGGTTTAACATTGCCTGTTTTTGTTAAATAAAATTTAAAGTATTCATTATTATATAAGATATCATTATATATTCCTTTTATAATTTCTTTTAATTTACGTTTAAGTAATAAACCTTTAAAATCCATTTCATTAATTAAATAAATATTTATTTCTATATTCATAAATGATTTCTTTTTTATTGATAGTCCACTTGTTCTAAGATCCGTATCAACAATAAACTTATCATCAAAAAAATTTTTATCTATGTGATTATATATTGAATGTTTTATAGACCTGTTCATATTTAAAACCACTCTTGCCCAATTTTCAATATCATATTTTGGTTCTACCCAAGTCTGTAAATTTAAGTAAAGTGATTTAAAGTTTTTGGAATCTACTGTTCCATAAGTAATTTTTGAGTTTTTGAATCCACTCATTTTTGCGGTTTTCCCTTTTTTCATTTGTATTTTTCATAAAAACAATGTTTATTTTATAAAATAATAAGCATTTATCTGATATATATCAAATATAAAATAAAATATAAAATTAATATATGTTAATAGTACATGTGAAAAAAAATGGGGGGATTGAAAGGGCTCTTAAAGAATTAAAAAGTAAGATAATTAAAACAAGACAAAATTCTAATTTAAATAAAAGAAAAGAATTTACTAAAAAATCTGTGAAAAATAGGGAAGTGTTAAATAAAGCCATTTATCGTCAAAAGTTAAAAGATAACGATTAAAGATTTTCATTTAATTGTTGTAGTTTAATATAACTTAAGGTATCAAATGATTCGGTGTTAATTTTTTCAATTGTTTCATCGATTCTTTTTATAACTTCTTCATCATTATCATCTTCTTGAAGTTTTTCTAACTTAGAAATTATTTTATCTTTTAATGAATCATAGTTTTCTTTTAATTTATTTGTATCGGAAGATAAAAGTGTTTTTAATTTTTTTTGGTCAGATTCACTAAGATTGGTAATATAATCTTTAATTGTTTTATTTGCAATGTTTACCATGGTATTTAATGGTATATTAATAGGTTCTTTTTTATCCTTTGGTATTTTTGTTATATTTTCTAAAATTATTTTTTTACTTGTAATTTTTTCTTCTAATTTAGTAATACCATTTGAAAATAAATCATCAATTACATCATATTCATTATTATAATCAGATCCATAAACCCAATCTGTTATGGGTTTAATGTCCTTATTTGATATTTTATTTATTGTGTTTTCATAAATACTTATACTCTTATTAATAAATTCGTTAGCAATTGATTCACTCAATCCCTTGTTTGAATTTAATTCATCATAAAGATAAAAAAGTTTGGATATGTTTTTATTTTTTAAAACAACTGAATTAAATTTTAATATTTCAGTCTTAGTTGTGTTGTTTTTATACGACTCAACTAACTTATTTTCTATTTTTGATTTTAATTTTCCGAATTTCATAATTTTTTTATTATAAATATCAATCTCTTAGTAATTTGCTCAATTCATTTTCCATTGAACCTAAAGAATTTTTACCTTTAGATAAGTCAATGTACTTATCACCATAAATATCATCATTCTCTAATAGAATATTTAAATTATCATTTTTTTTATTTTCAGGTAATGTTTCTTCTGCGGGTGGTGCTGGTTCAGAAGGTTCTGCCCCACCACCAAAATCAGGTAACGAACCACCACCACCACCACTTGGAGGAGGGGCAGGAACATCTGATGGGGGATTTTCGGTAGATCCCGATTTAGTTTTATATAGTCTATCAACAATATCAAACATACCGGTATGTGTAATAACTGTTGCGGTATTCACCAATTCTGCTGCAACAGCTCTTTCTAATCTTTGTTGTTGAGTATCTAATTTAATATCTTCATCAGAGAATCCAAAAATGTGTTTCTTAGCCCAAGTTGCTGAGGTTGGTGATAATGTATTTGGTATTTCAGTTACCAAATCTTTATACAACAAAACTTTTTCTTTCCAAACATCAATCATTAATAAATCTGCTTGTTTTGACGGGTTTGTTAATCCTAATGTAAAGTTTTGTAATTCATCTTCAAATCCTAAAATAAATAAATGTACAATTGCAATTTTATTCATTTCTGAAATCATTGCTTTTTGAATTTTATTAATTGTTCTTGCAAATCTTATATCTTGTAAGGATAAATTTTTACCATCACCAACAACCTCCTCAAATCCTAAATAAGCTTTTGGAACCCGTAAGGCGGTAACCAACTTTTTTTGAATATATTCAATATCCGCAATTTCAGATAAATTTGTTGCTCCAGGTAAAGTTTCAATTGGCATTGTTTGAGTCACATCACGAACAGGAACAAAGTAATCCTGATCTACCGCCATCTGATTAAATCGTAAATCCACGTTACCCGTTTTGTTATCAACAATTTGGTCACGTTTAAACTTATTCGCAACACGTTGTACGTAAGCTTCAACGTCTTTATCATCCATATTACCAACAAACACTTTAAACACCCTTCTTTCAGGTGCTCTTGAAGTTCTATAGATTAACATTGCGTCTTCAGATAACAATAGTTGTTTCCATATTCTTCTTGCTTTTTCTAACATTGATGTACCATAAGGTAATTTTCTGTCATCTCCTAGTAACCTAAAATGGGCAACCTCCCAACTATTAAATTCCATATCTTTTACTTTCCAATGGAATCTTAATCCTTTATCTTTTGGGTCTACTTCTGCATTAATTGATTTTGCTGCCATACCTCTTTCCAAACGTTCTATTTCAATGTTTGGTAATTGCATACATCCAACAACTCCTTTTTCTGAGTCTAATTTTAGATAAACAAAATTGTCACCATATTTACAGGTATTTCTTGTCCACATTTGTAAATTAGTGTTAACATCTAACACATTATTAAATAAATCTGTTAATATACCTTTTACTCTTTTTGATTCAGAATATATTTGTAATATATAACCGTCTTGATTAGGTGTGGTCGACTCTTCAGCGTATATATCTAAAGCGGTGGATATCTCAGGAGTAAATTCCATTGATTCATAATCATAAAATGATGCCAGTCTTGTTGGTTCATAATAAATCGCTTGAGTATATAAATTATTTTCTATTTTTGCCCATTGACCCGACAAATACATAGATTGTTGTGCCTGTAGTTTTTCTTTTTCGTATTCCTGTTTATCAGTTGTTTTTAGTAATTCTTTCTTATCTAAAGAATATGTTGGCAAATCTTGACCTAAAAGTGAATTTGGTCCAAATGTTTTTGATAACCTTTGCCATATTGTAAGATTTTGATTGTTATTTTCCATATTAAAAAATTAAGTATAATGATAAATATCTAAATAGTTTGTCTTTTTACTTATTAAACCGTATTTGAGTTACAAATTTTAAACACTTATCTTCACCAACAATGATTGGGGACATATTTTTAACATGAACCACTAAAACTAAAAATTCCACTACTTACTGTGCCATAATTAGTCCAATCTGAATAATATCCGTCAGGGGCTAATGTAGTACAAGATATATCTGTGTAGATTCCTAACGCAAAATCCAAGATACAAGCATTTGTTTTACAAGGAACACTTATATAGTATGTTGATTGTCCAGCCATACAAGCCATAACACTGTCAGTTAAATCGTAACCCAATTGGATTTGACAACAAGTAGTTAATACTGATGTATCACATATTACTTGAGGTGAAACTGGTGTAACATTTATAGTATTATAAGTAGGATTATAACATACAGTATATCCAGTAGTACTAGGTCCAGATGTTCCAGTTATTTGTAAGTAAGGGTAACAACAATCTCTATATGAGAATTCGGTATCCTTTGGTATAGTCCCTTCAACACAATTAGCGGGTGTTGGTGTACCTGTTGGTGTTACAGTATTTGTTGGTGTTGGTGTTTTTGTTGGTGTTGGAGTATTTGTTGGAGTTTGAGTATTTGTTGGTGTTGAAGTATTTGTTGGAGTTTGAGTGTTAGTTGGAGTTTGAGTGTTAGTTGGAGTATTTGTTGGAGTTTGAGTATTTGTTGGAGTTACACTTGGTGTTTGAGTATTTGTTGGAGTTTGAGTGTTAGTTGGAGTTTGAGTATTTGTTGGAGTTTGAGTATTTGTTGGTGTTACACTTGGTGTTTGAGTATTTGTTGGAGTTTGAGTGTTAGTTGGAGTTTGAGTATTTGTTGGAGTTTGAGTATTTGTTGGAGTTACACTTGGTGTTTGAGTATTTGTTGGAGTTACACTTGGTGTTGAGGTATTTGTTGGAGTTTGAGTGTTAGTTGGAGTTACACTTGGTGTTTGAGTATTTGTTGGAGTTTGAGTGTTAGTTGGAGTTTGAGTATTTGTTGGAGTTTGAGTATTTGTTGGAGTTACACTTGGTGTTTGAGTATTTGTTGGAGTTACAGTATTTGTTGGAGTTACAGTATTTGTTGGTGTTGGTGTTACAGATGGACTTGGAGACTCTCTATGTTGATCTGGTAATGACCCTCTTTTATTCGAAAAGTCTATATCAAAAATCTTGGCGGTCAATATATCTTGACCAGGTACAATTAAACTTGATCCACCCATTATTTTTCCCGATCTTCTCCTTACACTTAATCCCATTATATTTTATTAATAAATATTATCTACCCCCAAATAACCAACCGTATTTTTCGTAATCACTTCTACTTGGTCCACTATTATTTCTTCTTGAGTCATGTCCTATATTTGGCATTGTTGGGTTAAAATTAATTATATCCTTAACAGATTCATTATTACTTATGGTCCAAGACTCAATCATTGATTTTGTATGTTCTGTTACTTTTTCTAAACTTGAAAATGATGACTCCCCCACGTATAATGCCATGGCAATAGACATAATTAAATCATCGTGATGTCCTTTTTGGTGATCAGGTCTACCGTTTATATAAACAAAAGTATTCATTTCGTTATATAGTCTAGAACTATACATTCTAAATCCGTGTCTTAAACCCTCCTCAAATGCTGCAATGATCTGTACTCGTTTAGAATTAAAGTTAATTCCTGGTATTTTATCTACCGTTCTTGATGCCGACCTCCACATATTATTTTGATCAACACCATCAACATAAAGATTTTTATAATCAAATTCTTGTAATTTACGTACGGTTGTAATACCCATACCACCGGTGATATCAACTACAACAAATGCTGAATACATATTTGCCCATTTAAAAGCAACCTCAGCCAACGTATCTGGCGGAATTTTTCCAATATATTCTAACACCTGTTCTCTTGTGTCAAAATCAACAATTTGAATTGTACTAAAATCCTCACTATCACCACGAGAGACATCAACACCCATAATATATTTGTGACCAACTTCCGCCTCTTTCCAAATCCATAATGAATTTCCCATCATTTTATTTTGGGGTTCCTTTAACATATTTTCACGAATTTTTTGTAACATATTAGAATCAAAGACATTATCTCCAGATCCTAAAAAATTACATTCCAACTCTTGGGATACTTTTCTCTTATCGTATTTAAGTTTTTTTACCATACCCTCAAACCACGAAGAACAAGCTTTGTATCCTGTATCCATAATTGATTTTAGTTTAACGTAATCTCTTTCAACAAATGGGATCCCATCCCAACTAATAATATTATCATCAGTATACTCTTCTTTATTTAACAAATAATGAATAATATTCTCTGTTTTAACTAAATATAAATCTTTGGTATATCTTGGATCTCTAAACCAATACATTTCAGAAATTTTAAAATCATTGATATTTCTTAACGCTTGATCATATAT